TTATTGATGCTTAGCGGAATACTTTTTTTATTTTTATCTCGATGAAAAAAAGGCGCAGCGCGGAATGTGGTTAAGTATTTTGTTTTTGGCCTGCTGCGCTGTGCCAATAATTGTAAAGCCACATCGGCGGCAAGAAACGGACCTCACTTGCCGCCCGGTTACCTCCGCTCCGGCACTCATCGGCACAAACAGCGAGTGCCGGAGTTAATTTTGGCAACCTTGCAGGGCATAATTTTTAACCAAAGGAGTTAGTCATGTTTAGGAAGATTTTATTTTTTTTGTTGGCTATTGTAACAATTGCCAAGGCTCAGTCTCCAACAGCATTTCGCCAATTGGATTTAGCTGGCGTAAAGTATCCCCTATCCGAACCGGAAGAGTATAATTGGTGGGCTGGCGGCTCAGTGTTCTATCCAATCTATGGTGATGTGGAGAGTTTTGATTTGACTTTTGGCATCGGCGGAAAGTTGGTGATGGATTTCTTCACGCTTGATTTAGCGCGAACATGGCACACGATAATTTACGGCAATTTTGGATTGCCAAATTACAACGTTATCAGGCCACTCGATAACGTTAGCTCGATCAGCGACGGTTTGTCGCTCGGAGTACAGGCTTATACAGTGTTCGGAAGCCTGAAAACAACCGCCTTTACATTTTATCTCAATAGCGTCGGCAAATTGAATACATTTCAGTCAAGTCGCATCTACTCTTATCGTTTTGGTGTAGGGGGTGAGTTTTCGATGTCAGGCGGCGATGCGCCGGTAGTTGTCGGCGTCAATCCGACCTATGTCTTGCTGGCTAACGACGCTAAATTTGTCGGCATCCAAAACGAACTTGATGCCAATGGCTTTTGGACGTCAGATACTTTTGTCATCCTGCCGGTTGGTGATAAGTTCGGTCTTTTGGCGCAAGCAACATTAACAGAAAAGATCACTCCGCTTTATCGCATCGGAGTGATTTTAGCGGCTGGATTGTAAGTGTAGCGATCTTGGAGCGTCTTGCCAATGATTTGTAACAAGGCGCTTCAAAGTTTTATAAATTTCATCAATGCAAAAATTTATTGATAACTTTGGTTGGCCGCTTGGGTTGACCATAATTTTGGTGATATTGTTTTATGTATTTGGTGGAAATCCAATTCAATCGGAAAAGATTTTGAAAGATTTCCCTGAATATAGAAAAGCCACTATTTTTATTTCAGACAAATATATTTTGATTTTAATTGATTCTCTGGATTATAGCATTAGACTTGAACGTAAAGAAACTAAAATTATTTTAGACTCAACGGCTTCGCAAAATATTTGGTAAACGCATCACACCCACCCACCCACGGGCGGCTGGCTCCCTCTTGCGCTGGCCGCCCGAAAATTTTGAATTGAGCCGTCGAGATCGTCGGCAACAGGCTTGAAAAAATCGCCGGGTAGAACTAACGGCGACCGACTGTTTACTGTCTGCCAATGTCCGACGAATAGGCGGCTCTTTAATTTCAGGATGAAATGAAATCACTCCATTTAACGCGCAGGAATGCGAAACGCGAGAAAATTCTCACCAATTCCATCGTCACCTATCTCAATCTGCGCGGGCACAAGGCAATGCGGATAAATTCCGGTGCCGTGTTGGCTAAAGGGAAAAATGGGAAGCCGTATTTATTTCGTGGTGCGAAGGCTGGAACGGCTGATGTGATTTGTTGCCGTCGTGATGGGCTTTTTGTTGCCATTGAAGTGAAGGACGGCAACAATAAGGTGACGGCATTGCAAAACAAATTTCTCTCCGACATTAAAAAATGTGGCGGTCAGGCGATCGTTGCCTGGTCGCTTGATGATGTAACAAGGGCAGGATTGTGATACTTCGCCCTATGTCGGCAAAGTCAAAATTACGCTGCTTAAAATTCAAAGTGTACGCTATTTTGCAATCGGCCTTCAAATTCCGTGCACTTTGACAAACTCTTTTCGAGGTGACTCAATGTACGCTTGGCACGAACCCGATAAACAGCAACTCGAACTTTTCGAACGGTCGATGCCGTTTGCCGACAAGCTCGATCGCAGCAATCGCTGGATCCGTATGGCGCACGCGATCGACTGGCGCGGCCTCGAGCTCTCGTATGCGAAACTTTTTGCACCAACCGGCCCTCCGGTGCTGCGGGCGCGTTATGTGCTCGGCACGTTGATTCTCAAACATCAGTTCGAGCTCAGCGACGAAGACATTTTGCAACTGATCATCGAGAGCCCTTATCTGCAATACTTCATCGGCTTGGCGAAGTTTACGATGAGCGCGCCGTTCAAAACGAGTTCGTTGTCACGCATTCGTGAGCGTCTCGGCGACAAGACGTTTCAAGAATTTGAAGAGGCGCTGATTGCCACGTTGGTGGCGCAGAAAATCATCAAGTCCTAAGGTACACTAATTGCTTTTATCGCCATTCGTCTAATTTATTTTTTGCCCATCATCTTGAAATTTAAAGAGGTTTTGACGAATGGTTTACATCAGGAAGATGTGCCTTTGTGAGTCGGATTGTATCAAAAAAAACGATGATAAGGACGAAGACGAATACGATGACGAGAATGAAGCCAATGAGCCGCTCTCGCCGATATGGTGGGGCAGTAACGTTCATGCAACATGGCGCGGAACCGACCCGACGTTTCCAGACCAAAACGAAATCACCCAAGATTAAAAAAATATTGACTTTTAAAATGAGAATTTGTATGTTCGCTTAGTTGATGAAGTCGAGCGGCCAAACGGAATTTTGGCCGCTCAATTTTTCTGAATCAGGATGAACACCACGAACTGCAACAAAACTTTGTCATCTCTAAGCCGCGCCCAAAAGGTTAAACCTTCTCCTTTCAGGCGCGGCTTTTGTTTTAATACAGAGCCGGTCATGAAACGCGCAATCATCTATGGCGAGCGCTTGAGAAGTTATCCTTACGAGATGATAGACGCGCGTGGATATTTAAAACTTCAAGATGCGGTAAGAGCAATAGAGAAGTTTTTCGAGAGCAATGGCAAGCAAAAGGAAGTTCGTTGCAAAGCAACGGACTAACAACAAATTTATGGCAAGCAAAATGATTTTATTTTGACTGGAAGTTATGCACAACAATGGGAGTGTCTTGGCAATAGCGTGCCGCCAGTAATGATGTATTATATTGCCAAGACAATTCAAGATAAAATTTTAAGTAAAATAAATGACAAGAAAAAATAACGCCAAAAAAAAACTTGGTGGCATCACCGGCAAAGGATTTAAGCCGGGGCAAAGCGGCAATCCAAATGGACGCCCCGTCGCTGGCTGGTCGTGGGCAGAATTGATCCGTGAATATGGCAATAAGGATTGCCCCGCTGAATTTTCCAGTAAACTCGGACTGAGCGAAAAACCAAAATGGAAAGAAGTCGTTATTGCGATGGCGTATCGCCATGCGGCCAAAGGCAATGCTTCAATATTGAAAACGCTTGTCGAATATATCGACGGTCGCGTCCCGTTGGAGATAAATTTCAGCGTGGCGGAAAAGTTAAAACAGGAAGCCGCCGAGAATGGAATTGACTGGAGGGAAAATCCCGCACTTGTTGAGATCATTGCCGCCGATGAGGCGCTTGCAAATCGGCATGGAAATTATCAAGGCGGAAGCGAAATTGGCCGAGTATGAAGTAAAATCGCTCATTGACATAGAGTATTTCCCTGTGCAAAAAATGGCGGCAGATAGCCAAGCCGATATTTTGCTTTTCGGCGGTGCCGCTGGTGGCTCGAAAACATGGCTCTTGCTTTTGCTGGCACTAAAAGCGCATCGTCGCGCAATCATATTTCGCCGCGAGTTTTCGCAATTGCGCCAAATCATAGATGATTCAAAAAAGTTGATTGGCGAAAAGGGAAGATTTAACGGTAGTTCGATGATTTGGCAGTTGCCTAATAATCGCTTGCTTGAGTTTGGCGGAGTGAAGGATTTTGGCGACGAGAGAAAATATCAAGGGCGCGCCCATGATCTAAAGGCATTCGATGAGTTACCTGAGTTTTCCGAGCAGCAATTTCGTTTCTTGATAGGCTGGACTCGTACCGATAACCTGAGCCAGCGTTGCCGAGTTGTAGCTGCTGGCAATCCGCCACTCACCGCTGATGGTGAGTGGATAATAAGATTCTGGGCGCCTTGGCTTGATTCGCAACATGAGCGGCCAGCAAAGCCGGGCGAATTGCGCTGGTATGCGATGGTTGACGAGAAAGAGATCGAAGTTGAAACCGGCAAGCCATTCACATTCAAGGGCGAAACGATAACGCCGAAGTCCAGAACGTTCATTCCGGCCCGAGTAGAAGATAATCCAGTTTATATGGCAAGCGGCTATAAAACGACTTTACAGGCGTTGCCGGAACCATTGCGTAGTGCGATGCTACATGGCAAGTTTGACATCAAAAAAGACGAAGACCCTTGGCAAGTTATCCCTCGCGAATGGGTTCGCGCCGCTCAAGAGCGCTGGAAAAATACTCCGCGTCCAAGCATCCCAATGACAGGACTTGGCGTCGATTGCGCGCGCGGTGGAAAAGACAAAACGGTTTTGTCGCCGCTTTATGGAAATTGGTTTGATGAGCAAAAAACTTTTCTCGGCGTACAAACACCAGATGGGCAATCAATAGCGGCGCTCATTATAGCAGTTTGCAATGGACAGCAGCCAAACGTCAATATCGACGTAATCGGAATAGGTGCAAGCGCATATGATAACGTAAAGCATTCGGTCAACACCACTCCGGTTAATGTGGCCGAACACTCGGAATGGCTCGACAAAAGCGGAAAGTTGAAAATGGCAAACCAGCGCGCCGAAATGTACTGGAGTTTTAGGGAAGCGCTTGACCCGGTATCTGGAAAAGAATTGGCTTTGCCACCAGACAAAGAACTCGAAAATGATCTTTGCGCTGCAAAATGGGAATTGCGGAGCAATGGCATTATAATCAAATCGAAAGAAGAAATTACCGCAAGACTGGGACGTTCGCCTGATAAAGGCGAAAGTGCTATGCTGGCATATTTCAGAAGCTACCTTGCGCCGCCCAGCGCTATTGTTACAAAACCAAAAAGTGGACAGTTTATTAGGCGAGGAATTGGATTGTGAAAAAAGCAATTAGGTCAAGCAGGAAGCTTCGACAATGAAGTTGCAGACAAATAGCGGCAAAATTCTTTTCGACACCGGAAAAATCGGCGAACGATTCAGGCGCGCGTGGAGTGGCCTACGCTTGAAAGAAGTCAACGAATATAGTACGGCGACATCTGGCAACGGCTATATGATCGACCCGGATGAAAATGATTATCGGCGCGTTACCCAATCGAAGCGCGACCTGCCGCCAATCAAGCAAGAAAGGGCGATTGAATTATCCTACGCTTTTGCCGAGAAAGACCCATTGGCGCAGCGCCTTCTCCGCGTTCCGCTTGAGGCCATCGCCAGCGCCGGACTTGAGTTTAAGGCGGAAGATGATCGCATTTATGAATTGTGGAATGAATGGTGGGAATGTCCGCTTTATCCCTTGTGGGGATTCAAGGCGCGGTATTATTCGATCACAACACAATCGCTTTGGATCGATGCGCGCATTGCCGGTGAAGCCATCTGGCCATTCGTCGTTTCACCCTTTGCCGGAAAGCTTGAGCTTGCCTACATTGACCCAAGCAATGTCGAGCAAATCAAAACTCAACCTGGCAATGCACTGGTAAAAGATCAGATCATTCTGAAACGTGGACTCGGCTTGAACGATGAACAAAGAGTGTTGCAGATCGTTCGACCATATCCCGATTATAAGAGTTTTTTCGGTAATACTTTTTATTTCAGTTTAAACGCGCCGGTAAATAGCTCGCGCGGCAGACCGCAGTTGCTTGCGTTGTTGGATTGGATTGATCTCTATGATCAATCTATGTTCAATGATGCGGAATTGCAGTCGATGCGTTCGCGGATTCTTTATGACATCGAAGTGCAAAATGCCGATGAGCCGAAGTTGCGAAAAATGGAGCAGCAATATTTTCCCGGCGGGCAGGCACCGAAACCGGGAACGGCGTTTTTCCATAATTCAGAAATGAAGATGGAAATAAAAGTGCCGGATTTAAAAAACGGCGACTTTGTTGCAGGGGTCCAGAATCAGCGACGGCATATTATCGGGGGCAATGGCATGAATGAAGTTATGCTTGGATTATCCGGCGATATGAACGCCGTGGCTGCCAGAGAAAGTAGCATTCCCGTTGTTTGGAAAATAGAATCCGAGCAACGTTTCGATCAGATGGTTATTTCCACGGTTTTTTCGTGCGTCATTTCCAAAGCAATCGAAGCCCGTCGGCAACTTGAATCCGGTATAATGGATGAATCGGTTGATCGGATATTCAAACTTAAAATGCCGAGCATATTTCCGCGTGATATGGTGCAACTTACTTCAACCTTCGTTCAAGCGGTCGCCGGTGCTGATGCTGCCGTACAAGGCGGTTATATCGGCAAAGATACGGCGCAGGAAATCATCGTCAATGCACTTAATCAATTGGGCATTGAAAAATCTCTTGACGAGGTGCAGGCCGAGGTTGAAGAGGATGAAGTTGAAAACGAAATTTTTGGTATGCTCAGGTCAAAACCAGAAAATCAGGTCGACTTGTTTAATCAGGAGAAACAACGTGATCTCACCGGCATGGCTGGCGAAACGATGCCGCAGAATCGCCGCAATGTGCAGATGAGTAATAAAAATAAATATCACGGCAAGGCAAAGGGTTATGACAGGAAGAAACGGCGGCGGTTGGCGCAGTCGTTGATGGAGTGATATGCCGCCGAGCACCCGTAAAATTTACGAGCGTTCATCAAAAAAGTATAAGCGCGAATTATTTCGCTTGATCGACCGCGCCGCAAAAGAAAATGTTGCGTTACTTCGAGATGTGCGAAGGGACGTAGCCGAACGATTGTTGAGTGCAAATAAAATTGATAGTTTGCCGCAATTCCGCCGACAAACACAACGCTCGTTTCAGAGATACGGCGACGAATTGATAAGGAAAGTAGACCGGCAACTTGAACGAGCGTGGAATCTCGGCAAGGATGCCATTGACGCGCCGCTGAGGAGGGCCGGTCATGATCTGCGTGTGGGCGGGTTGCCGATATCTTCTTTTGATACGCAACGATTAGAAAATTATCGTGAAGAGGTTCACGACGCAATACGTAATATTTCCGCGGACGGTGCGCGCAGAATAAACAACGCCGCTACATTCGGAGTCATCGGTGGACGCGAGCCGGAAAGAATAATGTCCGATATTGGCCGCTATGTTACTCGCGGCGCATTCAAGAAAGTCTCGCTGCAAGTCGAGAGTATGACAAAAACTGAGACGGCGCGTATTTTCAATTTATCCATGCGTGAACGTCTCAAACAAGCGGGAAATGAAATCAGCGGGATAAAAAAGTTTTGGCAGCACATCGCTGATGGAAAAGCCAGACCAGCGCATAGCGATGTCGGCGAGCGGACCAACCCGGATTTTGGCGGTAAGGCAATTGAGTACAACGCCGATTTTAGAGTCGGCGGCGAACGAGCCTTTGCGCCATTTGATCCAAGGTTGAGTGATAAAAATAGTTACGGTTGCAGGTGCGCACTCGGTTTTTTTGTTGAAGAGAAATAAAATGAATCATAAGAAAGGATTTTACCGAAATGGCAATGGTACAAATAAAAACAAATCCGATGAAACATAGAGCGTCGGCGTCAAAAGTTCGGTCGATTCGGGAAGTAACAAAGACAAGCCGTCGCATTCAGCCAAGACGGGAATTGCCGGAATCGCTGCTCGATGAATTTGTCAAGGCGATCAATGATGCCTGTGAATCCGGCGAATTGCCATATAAAAATTATCGGCTTGACCAGCATGGTTCGCCGAATAAAGTCCATGCTCACTATATGGCAGATACTTTGTTTCCGGTTCATCTGGAAATGGCTCGAAAAATTTCCTTGCGGGATAAAATTTCAATTGACGAAGCGGTGAATATTATTACCGAAAAGCAGGTTGACAAAAGGAAGGCTGGCCTGGCTTTCATTCTCACCGTCGATGCCAGGAAATTTTGGTATCATGTTGAACATAAAATTCTTTATCATGATATGGAAAAAAAGAGCCAGTTGTCTCCAGAAGACAAAGAGACGATTGCCAGATTGCGAAAACTTTTGACGCCGGGAAACGAGTATAAACTTTTGAATGAACTTGGAAAAGTTTGAGACGTTTGAGATGCAAGATGACACCTGCACAACAACTTGGTTTTTTTATCCGTGTGTTATCCAATCAAGGCGAACGGTTTACCGGCGTCGTTGATATGCGGTTCCAATTCTATGCTGGTATTCTAAAGGAAAGTGAAGTTATCGGCTTGCAGCGCCGCGTTGATTTGCAGCGTTTGAATGAAAGCGAGCCGAACAAAACTATTGACAAAACGGAAAGCATTTCGTATATTCAGCCAACGCAGTAAGTTTTTTTGACAAATTTAAGCTTTCGCTTTTTAAGGTGCAGTTGCACGCTTAAAGTTTGGAAAGCCCCGTTGTGCAAGCTGAGTTCAAAGTCGGCTTGTGCGGCGGGGTTTTTTTATTTTTATCCATAAAATATCATGGCAAAGAAAACAAAATTCTCGGATGAAGAGATCGGCCTTTCACAGGATAAAACGCCGCTGGAAATTTCCATAAGAATTTCACCGAGACCGATGTGCTCACCGCCATACCTGTCGCCGGAAATATTTTAGTTGTTGTGACCAAAGACGGCGAAAAATATCGTTACGATTTAATTGCCAATAAACTCACCCAATGAAAACCAAACTTGAAACTTTTTTGAAAAATTTGGCCGAATCTTATGGCGGAAAAATTCCGCTATCCATCGTGCGTGAAATTTGCCCATCCTGTGCCGAATTGATGGAGTCAAAAAAAATAACGGCGATTTCAGCCAGGGATTTTCTGCAATCAAAAAAGCTGAAAGAGCAGGGATTCAATCAAGAACTTTGCGACCGTTTTGGCAGCAGTGAAGGATTTTTTACCCGTTGCGCCGGTGCAATGGCTGGCGAGGTGGATGATGCCAATGCTTTTTGCGCCGAGCTTCACAATTTTTGCATTGGAAAATATCCATCGCAAGAGTCCGAGCGGATATTGGAAGACGCCGAGATGATGACGGCAATGCTGGCGGCTGGTCCGAAGAAAATGAGAAGTCTATGCATGGAAAAGATTGGGGACAATCCGAATGCCGAAACGATCTGCAACACTATCATGGAAAAGATTGCGGCTAAAAGCACAACACAGGAATCGGTGCATTTCGACGCGCATTTGATTGAAACCATAGTCCCGCAGGGAAAAAAATTAGAAGTGGTTTTGATTGAGGCTGGCGTCAGCAAAA